GGGGTGTTCTCCTGGACCTGCGGTGATCGCCAGAAATCGGCGATTTTCGCGGAGTAATCCGCTATCCGGCTGTAATGGCCGTTTGAGAGGAGTAGATAATGACTCGAGTTCGTACCAAAGGCGGAACACTGCCCGGTACGTGGAGCTTCTATGACGTTAACCCACCTGCGCCAGGCGAAGTTTTGCGTGGCACTTACAGTGTGGGAGAGATCTTCCGTGATGAGCAACAGATTACGGACGTTCCGCACCCCGGGTACAAAAAGCAAGTACACGAGGGTGTAATCGTCAATAGCCCATGCATGATCGATGACTACTCGTCGGAGTGTACCCCGACTAACGTAGTACTTGGTCCCGCAGGCTCGTGGGGGCAGCGCCGGTACTCTGGCTACCTGATTTCCCATTTTGCGCAAGCAAACAACATGGGGACCCCCATTTGGTTCGACTTGGACGTCTACAACGCTAAACAACACGTTGTCAACGAGGCGTATGCGAAAGCGTATTCCTCCGATGCCCAGATCATCACTTCAGCCGCCGAGCTTTCAAAGACGGTGGCGATGATCCGTCGACCCTTAGCCACAGCGAGCAAAATGCTGTGGCACATGATCTCGTACCGAGACAAACTGGTACGGGGTCGGTGGAAGCGCGTTAAGAGGGACAGAGTCATCCCTCCCGCACACATAGTCGAGAAGGCTGCCGCGGATACGTGGCTCGAGTATAGAATGGGGTGGAAACCCCTCCTCTACGACATCGAGAACATCGTGACCGCAAGCAACAAGCTTGCCGACTCTTTCACCAAATCTACTCAATGGAAGACGTATCGTGCCAACAAGACCCTGTCATGGGCCGGGAATGACACGTACGCACCCTTGGTGCCGGGACTCTCATCCTGCACCGTGGAGCGATCGCTTAACTACATCAAGAAGATCTCGGCCGGTGTTCTGACCGAGGAAAACCTCTTCTCTGGTGAAAGTCGTGCGTTTCATCGCCCTTTTGGGATGGACCTCCGCGACTTGGCTCCGTCGTTCTGGGAGCTTGTGCCGCTATCGTTTGTCGTCGACCGTTTTGTTGACGTGAGTACATGGATACAGGCAATTTCGCCTCGCCCGGGAGTTAACATACTTGCTTCCTGGCAATCCACTGTCACGTTTACCACCCATCAGCATACGATTAAGGACATGTACATCGGTCCTATCGTTGCAGACGGGAAAACGTTCAACTTGCACGCTGCTGCGGGGAGCTATCATCACTTCTCGCGACGGCTAGACCGCCGCGTCGACGTCACTCCGTCAATCATTCCTACTTGGAATCCTCGGGGCTTGTCCCTCAACCAACATGCTGACCACGCCGCGCTGATCGCGCAGTCTCTGGGCGGCTTCATCAAAAGGAAGTAATCATGGGCCTGAAAAACATGTCCCTGCTCTCGTCTGCAACCATCACCCCGTCGGGTGGAACCGCGCTCGTCTTCAGTGACGACGGCGTGACCATCCAAAACGGTGTCCACCTGGTTGTGCCGGCGGATGCGGATTATCGCACGCGTCGTTCGATCACGGCCAAATATCGGCCGCCCGTCGTCGACAAGGATGGGGTTTACACGAAAGACAAGAAGTACCTGTCGATCACGATTCCCCAGATCCTCGCCTCCGGCAAGATCGTCAACAACGTCTGGCGCGTCGAACGCGAAGTGCACCCCGAGCTTGCGGCTGCCTCCTGTACGGAGGGCAACAAGATCGCGGCACAGCTGCTGTTCGATGCTGACCTGGACGCCTTCTGGGCCAGTGGTTCCGTCTCGTAATACGACGGCCACGACTCAGTTTGACGACTAAACTACCAGACACGGAGATTAGTGATGGCTAAGCAGAACCGCTACGCCACTGACGGGTTCGCGCTGAAAATCGCGCGCGCCCTGTTGGAGGACCTGAACCTAGCTGGCGAATACCCTATGGGACATGTTCGCCAGTGGGAGCTCCAGTACACGCCCCTCGATCCGTATGCCTTCAAAAAGCACACGCAGATCTTGGAGCTCTTCAAGAAGTACACGTTCGAACAGGATGTGTACACTCCGAAAGAGGTCGAAGCTTTGTCAATCCAGAAATTCAAGGATTGTCAGGCCAGGCTCGCCACCCATAGCTACGAAATCACGCCCAGATTGAAGGACGTGGTGTTCCGCGCGAAGGGTTGGATAGATCGGGTCCTCGCGGACTACGACTTAGACGAGCATCTTGAGAAGTGCTATCTCCCAAGGAAGGCGTCAGTGGGAACTACCTTGCGGCATGCCACCTTAGAACATAGGTGGCTACGAGGGCTCACTGGCTCACGTGAACATATTGAGTGGTTCGACCGGGTGTATACACCTTGGCACGGCCACTGCGCGTCTCTGTTTGGGCGCGCCGCCTCGAGTGAAGAACAAATTCCCGAGGTTACAGAGGTTCACGAGCTCCACGGAACGCTTGTCGAGAAAACATACAAGAGCAAGCGTCTCATCGTTCCTAACACAGCTATCGGTGGGTTGTACTCCAACGGGCTGGGTGAGGTTTTGGTGAGCCGTCTTAAAAGGGCAGGTTATGACGTGCGGACCCTCCCGGGTCGGCATTCCAAGCTTGCGCGTTATGCTTCGAAAACCGGCCGTCTTGCGACGGTCGATCAGTCTATGGCTAGCGATAACATCACACCGAAACTGGTGGAGATGCTCGTGCCGCGCCGATGGGCTCGCGCCCTGAGTTTCGGCAGACTGTCTAAGCTGCGCATAGGTGATGACCTAATCCATTGTCAGACGTTCTCGACGATGGGTATCGGCTTCACCTTCCCGCTCCAAATGTTGATCTTCCTTGGCCTCACGCACGCCACCTGCGACCTCTGGGAAGAGGAGCACGGTGCAGTGATGGACCGGACGATATCTGCTTTCGGTGACGACCTCATCTGCCCCGTTGAAATACATACGGAGTTGGAATGGGTGTTCGAATGCCTCGGGCTGGTAATCAACCGGGACAAGACCTTCTGGTCTGGCCCTTTTAGGGAGAGCTGCGGGAGTGACTACTTCCGTGGCTACGACGTTCGCCCTGCCTACGTACCTACTGGCGGGGCCCTGTCGAAGAAAGCCTATGAAGCCTACCTCTACAAGACTTTCAACGCCCTTGTAAGGCGTTGGGATATTTGCGAGGTTCCTGGCACCCTCAACACCATCATCCTGGAGCTAGGCCGCGTACGTGAAAAACCGTTCGTGGTACCTTTGCACTTTGGTGATGATACGGGGTTAAAGCTCGACCGCTATGATGCGGAGCATCTCGGGCTACGCAGGCTGCCTAAGAGAAACACGCATGGGGTTTACGTCTTCCCGTACCTCAGGCAACAACCTGAATATACGGAGGTCCGATTCCATGAATGCTATCTGTGGGCAAGCTTGCAACGTTCTTCACGAGCTTCTCCACCTGGCCGCCGACCTGGCGACTATGTGGGAAGTATCTTTGACGCTTGTGGCGTCTGGCGTGATTCTACGCCTGCGTTTAACGAGGTCGAAGCAGAAGAGCAACCAGGTAACTACCGATCGAAACTGACCGGGAAAAGGTTGAAGAA